ATAAAACCAAGGAAAGTTATCTCCCATGATAGTATCACTAATTTTATTAAACTTTTCTTTTTCTAAAAAATTATCTATTATTTGTACGGCCATCCCAAATTCCATATTACTAAACTATTTCTTTCACCACTTTTAACTGGACACACTCTATGCCACACAAAACCAGGAAACACAACTAAAGATCCTTTAGGTAGTATTTCAGTACATTTTTTAATGTTAGGTTTTTTATCTGGGTCCATGTTTCTAAAATCAAATTCTAGTTCTCCACCCTTGTAATCTTTAGGATCAGATAATGTAACAGTTACAGATAGTTTTCTTATTTTACCATGAGATGGATCGTTTGCACTTTCTTTTTGATAAGGTTGATCCCATCCATCACAATGCCAGTCATAAAATTGACCTTTAGTATATTTTGTAAATTGACAAGCTTCAGAATGATCCCATTGAAAATTCCAACCTGCATTTTGATTTGCTTGATGAATATAAGGTTGTATTTCTTTATATATCCATCTATCACTCATCCAAACAATATCAGAGTTTCTTTTCTTTTTTAAATCTTTTGTTTGTTTTTTATTTAATTTTTGATGACCATAACCACCAGTCACAGCCATTTGATCTTGAAGTTGATGACCATATTTTACAATGTCATCACAGATATGTTCTGGGATTGCTGATTTAAAGTACCAATAATAGTTTGTTAAATTCATTTGAGATCACCTTCTTTTATTATCATTATGTATTATATCATATTTATAATATTTTGTAAAGCGTGTATTAAAAAGTTGTGTTTATGATGTCCAAGTACCTGCTCTTTTTTGTCTATAATGTGTTCTTAAATTCCATACACCAGGTATTTTATGAGCTGCTGGTTCTTTAATACGCACTACTCCTGATCCACCAGTTGCAGCAGTTTTATTACCGCCTGCTGGATGATGTGCTGAACCACCTGCACCGCCACCAAGATTTGTAGAACCATTTGAAGCTGCTGTGCATATAGGAGTAGGTTTACCTGCTCCATTACCGCCACCGCCACTACCACCAGAACCACCTTCATTAGCTGCACCGCCTACGCCGCCACCTCCACCACCACCGTAATGTGGTTGACCACCAGATATACTAGGACCTTTACCAGCACCTCCAGAAGCACCATTACCACTATTTGCAAAACCACCAGCAGTATTAGAACCTCCGCCACCACCTTGTCCACCTTGATTTCTTTGAGCGCCACCTCCATTACTACCTTGTGAAGGACTTGTAGGAGGTGTGTTACCAGTTCCGCCAGCATTATTTCCTGAAGCTTCAAAACCTTCTGCTCCAGCTCCACCACCAGAACCACCATTAGTACCATCATCCCAATTACCACCTCCACCACCATGTGAAGTTATTGGAGCAGATGGAAAACCTGCAACTGAATTTGCACCAGCTCCACCAGTAGATTGAGGATTAGGGTTAGCAGCTCCACCTGCACCTATTGTAATTGGATAAGCTGTATTACCGGCAACAGAAATACAAGAAACACATCTCCATCCACCGCCACCGCCACCGCCGCTTCCATTTGCTGAAGTTCCGCCTCCACCAGCTTGAACGTGAGCTTGAACAATAGACGTTAATGGTTGTGTTGTGTGATTTCCGCTTGATGTTATAGTGGTAATTGTTTCATCTTGAACAACTATATCAGCTGCAACTCCTAAATATCCACCGTTTCCTCTAGCCATTTAATTTTCCTATGCCCAAGCTGAGCCATTCCAATCATAAACTGTTTTAGTTTCTGCGTCATCATTGGATTTAGTAGCTTCCCAACCTGTATTGTTGTCAGCTTGATATTTTGTGTCATTCCATCGAATAAAATAATACCATGAAGGTGTATCTTCACCGTCATCAATTACTGATGGAAAAGTAATTGGTGCTTGCCAATCATCATCACTATCTAATGCCCATGAAGCATAAGGTTGTACACCTAAAAATTTGTTTTTAGAAGCATTATAGACCATGCCTATACCTGCATACATCTTTCTGAAATTGTTATTATATGATGTTTGTTTCCATGTTCCGCCACCAAAGAAATTAACGCACCATGTTTCGCCATCAGCATGTTCATCTGAAGGCACTTCATCATTTCCAACAACTACTACTCTTTTTACAACTAAATGTGTATCAGAAGTAAAACCTGTCGGGTCTGTTTTTGATTCTAACTCTGCAAAATGTGCCATTGTTTATTTTCCTTTTTTATTGTTGTTATACTATTTATAAGTTTATAATGTTATTGTTCCAGATACAGTAAACGTTGCTACTGTACAATTTCCTGTTGTTCCGACTGTATTTGTGCCAGGGGCAACTGCAAAGTTACCAGGTTTATTGGCAGTTGGTAATCTCAATATGACTACTCCTGAACCACCATTACTATTAGCTGCTGTGCCGTTATAATCACCAGCACCACCGCCACCACCAGTATTAGCTGATCCTGCGGTTGCGTTTGCGTCATTACTTGGTCCAGATCCACCATTTCCTCCACCACCAGATCCACCGCAACCTCCTACTCCTGGATGACCTCCGCCACCGCCACCACCTGCTCTTGCAACTGATGATCCTGTAATTGAATTTGAAAGTCCTGCGCCGCCATCACCACCACCATCACCTGATGGTCCTCCAACAACTCCTACAGCACTAGCTCCGCCACCTCCAGCACCACTATAAGCTACTCCACTTCCAGCTCCACCAGCAAATCCTTGTACTGGAGATGTAGGTTGAACATTACCTGCACCTCCTGTAGCGCCACAGTTATATCTTGCTCCACCACCAGATCCTCCTGCTGTACCGTTTTGCCCAGGTGCACCGTTTTGCCATCCACCATTACCTCCACCGCTACTGAATAGAGCGCCTACTTTTGAATCAGCACCACTTGTACCAGCAGAACTTGGATTAGCACCAGCACCTCCAGCACCTATTGTGACTGGATTAGTTCCTGGACTTAATACTATTTTTTTATCACCTGGGAATGATGTTCTATGTCCACCAGCACCACCTCCACCAGCACCTGTTGATATTCCGCCTGCACCACCACCAGCAACTACCACGTAATCAAATGATGTTCCGCATCCGTTATCTTTTAAATTTAATGTTCCTGAGGCTTTGAATTCTGCGATATATGTAAGTCCGTCTGGAGTAGTTGTAGGTGCATTTGGTATACTTGATGTATCCACATAAGAATCACCATTAGTTGTCACACTTGCGATTACGATTCCTGATCCACCAGCATTACCTGTTCCATATGTATCATTGGATGCTGTGTAACCTGAACCACCACCGCCACCACCTGTATTTGCTGTTCCAGCTGTTGCTGTACCAGCAGGCGCTAATCCAGCACCGCCGCCACCAGCACCACCAGATCCTGCGGCACTACCTGGTACTCTACCACCACCTCCGCCACCACCAGCGTAAGTTGTAGCACATGCTTGAACTAAAATATTATTAGGTGCTCCTGCACCACCGGCAGCTCCGCCACCTCCTGGTGAGTTTGCTCCAGCAGCAGTTACTCCACCACCACCAGCACCACCAGAACACTCAGCTTGGTTAGCAACGTTACCTCCAGCACTACCTTGAGCAATACAGTTAGTTGTTGTTGCTGTACCACCACATCCAGGTTGTCTAGCACCATAACCACCACCAGATCCTCCAGGAGATGTTGATCCTCCAGGAGTATTCCATCCTACACCACCTCCACCACCGGTAGATGTTATTGTTGAAAAAGTTGAAACAGATCCTCTTGCTGCGTCAGCAGCATTACCAGCACCAGCACCACCAGCACCAACTGTTACTGTATAAGAACCTAATCTTAATGATGATAATGCCGATCCTCTTAATGGACTTGGACCGAAACCAGAAGCACGATAACCTCCAGCACCACCTCCACCAGAAGCTCCACCGCCACCACCAGCGACTACCATATAATTTACTGTTGAGATTCTTCTTTTTATCCAATCATCATTAGATACATTATCATAAATATCGTTTACACTCCATCTTCCTGAAGCACATTTCGGAGTTGTTTCTTTTACAATAACTACTCCTGAACCACCTGCTGCACCTTGTTCAGTACTAGGGAAATAACCTCCGCCACCTCCACCGCCACCAGTATTTACTGTTGCTGCA